CTTGGTAGCTTAATTGCCCAATGATTGAAGCTGGCAAGTATGTTTCCAAAATCTTGCCTCCAGAATCCAATGGGACGTAGCCGTTAGCCACACCCTTGTTAACCAAGAACTCAGCCGTTGAATTTATGGTACTGATGCTGCTGGTGTTGGTAGCAATGTCAGTGTCGTTAGACGAGATACTGGCCGTGTTGGTGTCAATGTTACCCTGAAGCGTGTTGTCATCTGCCAACCTTGTGGCTGCTTCAGCATTTATGTTAGCTTGAAGCGTAGTGTCAGCAGCAGCCCTTGTAGTGGCCTCTGCATCAATGTTCCCCTGAAGCGTTGTATCTGCCGATGTCCTGTTGGCAACCTCATTAGTGATGGCCGTAGCGTTGGCCGTAATGTTGGTGGTGTTGGTGTTAATCAAAGCAAGATTAGCCGCTTCATTGCCGTCAATCTTTTCAACTGCCTCAAGAATACTATCGGTAGCTGCAACAACTCCTGCTGCACTTGAGAAGCCAGTCAGTACCTTTCCAATGACGGCTGAATTTAATACCGTAGTGGCATTACCCACAGAAGTCACCTCTCCTGTCAAGTTTGCGTTGGTGACAACCGTTGTGACAGCACCAACACTTGTGACCATTCCTGTTAGGTCTGGCATTGTATTGTTGTCAACGTACAATTTCACCGCAGCACTGGTCGGTATTGTGGTGTCATTGTCAAAATTCTGAATACCATCTGCGGCTGTAACGAACTGAGTGATCACCACGCCTGTGGCCGTGTCTTTCAAAGACCCCCACTCAAGTATGGCAGTCACCTTAAAATCACCAGCCGTATTCAAGTAAAGACCAGACTGATTACCAGACCCATCGGTCAACTCCTTCAATGCCGCAGTCAACGCAAGATTGTCTACCGTCTTTAGAAGGGCTGGGTATGTCGCAGATATTTTGGTATTAAATAGAGTTGCCATTGGTGCGTTTTTTGATTTTTTTGTTCTTATTTTTTCTAATAAAGGTTCTCAATTTCTCAATGTTGACCTTCTTAACCTTATACCCTTTCACAGAACCCATCCGTTGAATGTTGCATCATATGAAGGATAGAGATCATCGTTGCTGTTGGATGTGTATTCGGGGAACAAGGATTCGTTGAACGACATATAATCAATGAACCTTCGTGAGTACCATTCGGCATTTGTCCTTGCCTTCTCAACGAGGTAGTCAACTTCCTCTTTGGAAACACTTTCCGAATTTTCAGAACGATGCTTGTACATACCGCCATTGCGTATTTGATAGCTTGCAAAAGGAATGTAATCTACTTGACTGAACCATATAAGCATCGGGACAACGTAGTCATTCAATAATGTTTTCCATCGGGCGTTTGCGGGCAAATCAATTCCTGCGACAAGGGCTGCCGTCAGGCCATCGTACATCTGTGTTCCAAGGTAGTTTTGGATATGAATTTCTTGTGCCAGTTTGATGAACTGAATGAACTTGTCTGTGTCCACATTCCCATCCATAATGGAGTTGCGGACTAAATCGGTGCGGTTGATGAATAATACTGTTGCCATTGTTTCTATTTTACTCCAGGATAATGTCCTTGATTGGGCATATTGATAGGTGCGATTTTTGACTCTGCCGTTCCTCTTGGGTTTTTAAGATACGAGGCTGGGATAGTCCTTGTTCGCTTGTAGTTTTTCAAGTTCTTTGAAGGCTCGGTGTTGCTTTCTAAACGGTACAAAACCCTGACCCATTTGTGGCGGCAATAGACCCCACCCTTAAACTTGAACAAGTCATAGGCTTGGCCTTCGTGTCCTAATTGACTATTGACTCCTGCCCTGCTTGCTGCATCAATACCTTCCAATCTGTAGACCGTACCCCCTGCGGAAAGATTCATCATATTTTTACAGAAAGTGCGTGGTTCATTACCATCTTTCAACGGCTTTCTTGATCCAACTGCATATTTGTAACGCACCTTGTAATTCTTGCTGTCTAAATAGCTAAAGCCATTTGGCTTTGATGTAATCTCGTCCTTCAGTTTCTGCAACAATGACTTCTTTTCTGCGATGCAAATAGTTGCCCAATCCTCATCGCTAATGTCTTGTTCATCTTCAAGTTCATCCACAACAATCCAGTCCTCTGACATTACTTCGCCTTGAAGGTTCTCTAATATAGATGCACCATCTTCATCAGATAGAAATTCAGGTGATTGATTAGACATTTCAACCCCAGTTTCTTCTTCAATATCTTCCTTGTCTTGAATGTCGCTATCTACCTCTGTAAATTCAAGCGGCTGTAAGGTCGTGAAGTATAGGTTTAAGGATATATCGTTGTAAGCAAGTATCTGGTCAAAGGAATCAATCAAAAGTTCCTGAAAAGGTCTAATAACGGTATTGTCCATCAATAAAGAAGAATTTTTAATTTCTTCGGCATTACTTGAGAAGCCAGTTGCTGAACGAATGCCCAGCAGGAATGGCGAAACTATCCGATGAGCAACCTGAATCTTAGATGACGATTCCGAACTAAGAAATTCATATTGGTTATGTGCATCACTTAATTGAACAGGAGTGATTTCGGCTTGACTCTCTTTGTTGTCATTAAAAGCCAAAATGAACTTTCCCGCATTGCTTGTCCCTGAGAACTTTTGTGCAATCTTATTCTCAATCAACTGCCTTTCTTGCTGGTTTGGCGTTCCGTTGTTGAAGTTGATTAACATACTGGGACTCAGGCCGTTAAGTATGTTATTTAGATGATAATTGCTTACTTCTTCCTCCAATTCCGCATACTGCAAGCCGCCTTGATAATCAACAGGGGAGTAGTAATAGAAGCCAGCCTTGTAGGGTTTAATATATAGAATCTCAATGTTTTCTTTGGACTGACCAAAAGCGGGGATTCTTAGTGGCACATCGCTGCGCTTGATATTTGGCCAATCTTTGAAATAAAAGTATGCTGGCACTTCGCCTTCATCATTGCATTTTTCTGCCCGCAATGTTTCAATAGGCAAATGCTCAAGTTGGGCAATTGACTTTCTGTCTTTGGAATATATAACCTGAACCGCACACTGACCCATTAGCTTCAGATCATAGCATAACTTTCTTACAACGTCCTTCTTAAACAAAGAAATCATATGAGCATACTCGTTAGGCTTTCTGTTTGCGTCTGTAGCGTTAATCCCTTTTCCGTAAATAGCTTGACTGATGCCGTTGATTGCCGCATTGTTGGTGGGGCTTCCATTGTATCGGTCAATGAGATACTGAAAATAGTTGTTGTCAGCACCATATTCAATCCACTCTTTGCCAGAAACTTCTTTGATTTCAGGACTGGTGTATGTGCTTAAGTTTACAAATCCAAATTCTGAGGTTTTTGAAACCTTTTTGAATTGCCCCTTGTTATTTCTCTCTTGTTTTTTCATAGTGGTATGTCATAAGTATTATTGAAACCATCATATTCAATAAAAGTTTCAGGTACGCCCTCGTCAAGCGTTTCATTATTTACATACCCATCGTATTCAACATATTGGCCCTCATCCAATTTGTAATAATCATTCTCCGACTGGTCAATAGTTTGGTCGGTGCAAAATATTTTATCACGAAAGATGTTTTGTATGTGGTCAGCAGCTAAGTTCCAAATAACGTCATACATATTCCAAAAGTTGTTGTTGGTTGACCAAGTGTCGGAGTCAACATAAAGGTGTAAATCAAAAAAATGGCCTTCAACCAATACAGGAAAGAATGCCTTGCTAAATTGTAGATAATTTCCAGTGATCACTCCTGTGTTAGAAGTGTATACCACTTTAACATTAGTCTGGTCATCTCTAATGGACATTGCAAACTCACTGTTGTCATATTCCCTCGGTATGACCGAAAGGGTTTGAGCCGCAGCCGTTGTGGTGAGAATTATCATCTCTTATATAACGCACAAAACAAGGCAATTTGTAGAATTGGATGTCCAAAAAAAAAGCCCCCGATTAAGGAGGCTTGATTTTTAACTAAAACACAAATTCATCAAGGGGCTGGGGGAGCAGTTGCCGTTGGGTCTATTTGAGTAGCATCACCAGTTACTGCTGCGGCCAAGAAGAAAGGAGCAGCTTCTTCCATTCCTTCAAATGTAAGTGTGAATCCAGAAAGATCGCCTGCGGCTGCGCCT